AAAGAATCCAAGGCTAAGAAAACTGTTGCGGCTTAATGAGCAAACTTATTGGGTCTGAATGGACGTATCTTAATGCTCTTTCAGATATTTTAGAAACTGGAGAGCATCGGCCTGATAGAACTGGTGTTGGTACTATTAGTAAATTTGGACTACAGTTAAAGTTTGATCTACAACAAGGGTTTCCGGCTATTACTACAAAACGGTTAGCTTGGAAATCTGTTGTTAGCGAACTACTTTGGTTTATAGAAGGTAGTGGTGATGATAATCGTCTAAAAGAAATTCTACACGGCAGTCGCACTAGCACAGAAAATACTATTTGGTCCAGTAACGCTAACGCAGACTATTGGAAACCAAAGGCACGATTTAAAGGTGATCTAGGCAGAGTCTACGGAGTACAATGGCGTGCATGGCGTGCTCCGGTATTTGGATCCAATAGGATGGCTGTTAAACATGTTGATCAATTGCAAGTATTGATTAATGGCATTAAAAAAGATCCATATGGGCGTAGACATATCATTAGTGCATGGAATCCCGGTGAACTCGATTTAATGGCATTGCCTCCATGCCACATGATGGCACAGTTCTATGTTAGTAGTAATGGAAAGTTAAGTTGCCATATGTATCAGCGTAGTGCAGATATGTTTCTTGGAGTGCCATTTAATATTGCAAGTTATGCATTATTCACACATATGATTGCACAAGTGTGTAATTTGTCAGTTGGTGAATTAATTATCTCGTTTGGTGATGCTCACATATATGATAATCACTTAGAGCAAGTTAGAGAACAACTAAGCAGAAAGCCTTTAAATCTTCCAACACTTGAATTAAATCCGGTTGAAGGAATAACTATGTTTAAAATGGACGACATTAAATTAGTTGACTACAATTGTTATACAACTATTAAAGCGCCAATGGCAGTTTAAACTACCATTACCTCAATAACTCCAAAGCCCCCGATTTGATTTTCGAGGGCTTTGCCTATTATGGCATGTGGAGAATCATCTGATGTTATTGACACACATGCATAGCCTGGATAATCACTAGTCATTAAAAGTTCACCTTTGCTAACGGGACCGTAAACTTTGCAAGGAACACGGCCTTTTAAGGCAATATAGGGGTGAGTTTTATCGTTTCCAGCCTCAGAATTCATCATTAATGCTGGGTTTGTAGACACTATACCTGCTACAGCAGTATCACCTGCAAATGTAGAAATTGTAACTTCTTTTTCTCCACCAATTACTACAACTGTTCCAGGTTCATACTCGGCATCTGATTCATACCGTTCTGCCAAATCGGCATATAACGCACTAGTAGCGAGTCCTTCAAATCGTGTTGCTCTAACATAATTGGTAGAAGGATTATACATAAATCCATAGTCTATATTAATTGTCCCTTTTCCATTTGTTGATGTTGTTGAAAACAATACTGGTTTATATGAATTAGTACCATCTACTACAAAGGTTATTCCACTTGTATATGTGGATGAATTTGCATTAATAGCGTGGGCTGCTGTTCCCCATAATACAGTACCACTTGAATATACACCAGTAGTTGGATTAATACTAGCAGACACGCCAGTAGTTGGATGGGCTCCGATTAAATTAATACCTTTGTACAATTTTAAGGGAGGAGTTGCTGCAACATATATAGGATATGAACTAGTTGCATCTGCATATACTTCATATTCTTGATTTGAAACTACAGAAACAACATCTGTTCCAATAACTGCCTTAATGTTATATATAGCAGTACCGGGTTGTAATCTATCTTGTTCATATGAACCTCTCCAACCTGCTTGAGTATCTGCACCAATTGGCGGACCAATTAAAACATATGAAGTTCCGTTGGAAGCAAACAGTTGATCTTCTAAGGAGTTATACCAAAGATTGCCCGTGGGTGGTGGATTGTTTTCATTAAAAGGATTCTTATCACTAACTATTAGATTAGAAATACTTTTCCACTCTTTTGAATCATAAACATTTATTCTTTTTTTAGAACTATCATACCAAATTTCGCCTTCAATTGGTTTAGATGGCGGAGTTGTATTTGAGAAATTTTCTAATAGTTTAATAAAATTTTCATTTTGAGGTTCTCCATATCCTGCATAGTTTCTTCCTAGAAATAATAAATCAGTACTTTGATCTAATGTAGCATCTTGTACAGTAGCAATTATTGAACCATTAGTTTTATTTAAAATATACGCCATTTTTAATCCTTAAAGTACTACAATATTAGTTAGGGTATTCAGCGCCGTATTAAAATATATATCATAATATTTCCATATTTTTATACCCGGATGTATTGGGTCATCTATTAAATGAAAGCGACGAACAGACGGTACAAACACTGTACTAACAGAATAATAAGCGCACATTACCTTAGCATCAGATCCAATTGCATATCCTGTTTCATTAAGTTGCGTATTGGTTGCAGTTGAATAAAGAAGTCGCAAGTATTGGCTAATAGCCGCATTGCCTGCCGCTATATTTGCGATTGCTGTAGAAGTAGTTGCATGGGCAGGATTTCCATATTCGGTAATATCATAATATGTTGTCAATGTTTTAATTGGCGGCATCTGTTGAACACCGTTAATATATAAACTGTTTTTAATATCTAAATTATCGGATACAGTAATACCTTTTACAATTGTTGAAGTAGTTGCATTACCAAGATATGTGGCGCTATCAGTAGCCTTCATAGTAAATGAAGAAGTAGTTATTACTCCCATTGAAGATCCATATGTATATATCACTCCTACTTTTTGCGGATACTGTGTATCATTTTCTCTAATAGTTGCAGAAGGAAGATCAATACCAAACTTTCCTAACAATCCAGAAACTGACGGTCCGATTAATTTATAGATAGAACCATTCCATATACGTAGTTGACTATTAATAGTATCATACCAAAGGTCACCTGTACTTGTTGTAACTGCTGCTGTTCCGCTTACAGTAGCACCATATGTTGGTTTAAATGAATTACCATCATATACTGTTAATCGTTTAGAAGTTGTATTAAACCAAAGTTGTCCAATTTGCGGACTTCTTGGTTCGCTATCTATCGGTGCAGCAAAACTTGTTAATAGTTTTACTAGATTATTATTAAAATATTGTCCGTAATTATCAACATTTTTTCCAATTAAATCTAAACTGGTAGTACTACTATCAACCTGACCACTGGCTATGTTTAGTAAAACTGACCCGTCGTTATTATATATGATGTATGCCATATGTTATGTCTTTATTATATATGTTAAATATCCACCAGTAGGAATTGAAGTTGCTGTTGACAAATTAGGAGTCCTAAAATATCCCGGACTTGCAGTTCCATAAGTACCACCTATTACACTATAAAGATTGGTATAATTTGTTATCTGATAAGAGTTTCCTAAACATGGTAAGAATCCCGACGGAAGATTAGTTGAAGTTCCAAATGCAGTTATCATTCCAGTTGTAAACAAACTAGAATATATGTCAGACAAGAAATCTAATTTAGAGATTTTTTGTAAACTAGAAACTGCTGTACTAGTATCTAACACCAATAATGTTTGTGTCGGAGTTGTACTAGAAACAGGAGATTGAGCATTAATTGCATCTCGTGTTAATGTAGTTGCAAATACGGCGGTGCCGGTTCCTTTGAATAACACCGAAGTAGCAGTAACTTGCCCTTGTATGTTAAATTCTCTAGCAGTTGCTAATGATGTTGCAGATCCTGTTACACTTCCATTAAACGTTGTTGCATATATATCGGTAGCATAAATTTCTCTAAATTTACGTGTAGTTGATCCAATGTCATATACTCCGTTAATACTAGGAAGTAATATTGCTCCGGATCCTGTGCTAGTTCCCAAAGTCATTACATCGGTACTAGTTGTTCTTCCATTTATTTTTAAATTACCTGCATTTAAATTTCCAATGATCGATGCACCATTACTAACTGATAATGATGCCACTATACTCACATTATCTAAAAATCTTCCGCCACCATTAACATCTAAAGTAGGAGAACTAACAGTAGTTGCTGTATTAATACCAACATTATTATATCCAGAATTGAATCTTAAATAAGCATTAGAATTAATTCCAATTTTTAGCGTACCCGATGTGGTGCTATTTTCAAAATTAATAAATGAATCATTTGCTGAATTATATATCTTAAGAGGATTGTTAGTAGAATTAGATCTAACAGTTAATCCGTTTGTTGATTGTATATTAAGAGAACCTGCAAGTGTTTGCGCGGTAGCATTATTTGTTAGTACTTCTGTAGACTTAACTAATACACCTGTAGAAATTTCTAATGTTGATGCTCGTTCTGCAATTCCGTTATATTTTGCAGGCACCTTACTTGTTAAATTTGTTCCAATTTTAATTGTTGCAAATCCATCTATTACAGTTCTAGGAGTGAATGAATTGTAAGAAATAATTTCTACTACATTTCCATTTGCCCAATTTTTAATAATAGGATATCTGTCTCCTGTGGTACTTTCTACAGATACTGCTTCTGATCCCGATTTAGTATTTCCAGATTGAACAGAAGGTCCCACCACAGTCCAATTATTACTAAATCTAATTTTTAATTGATTATTTGAAGTATCAACCCAAATATCTCCCTCATTAAGATTGTTAGAGTATCGTATAATAGGATCAGTAGATTGTTGATATATACCATTGGCACTCGGCCATCTTCCCCCGTCTACACCACCATTGTTAATTCTTAAAACTGGTTTGTTAACATCAGTAGTATCATACCAAAGTTGACCTTTAATAGCATTTGACGGTTTATTAGGGCCTGCAAAATTTTCTAATAATTTTAAAAAATTCTGAGCAACTGGAAGACCGTAGTTTGAGTAACCAGGACCAACCAATGACAAACTTGTATCATTGTTAACTCCGGGTCCCTGCGGTACCGGTAATATAGTAACGGTGTTAACGTTATTTGGATCTGAGAATTTTAATACGTACGGTGATGTCATGATTAAATTCCAGTACTAATACTTTGGATTCTTATTGTATAATCAATTTGAATCATTCTGTTTAAAGATTTCTGTACAGGATGAAAAATAACATGAGTTAGCAATGATCCCAAATTTGGTCCATCTTCGCTATACCCTTTTAGTCCTAGTTCATCAAATACATATGCGCCATCTTGGTTAGTACTATTATCAAATGCAGATTGATTGTAAGGTTCTCCAAAGTCTAATAAACAACTAACTAACACATCGGTGTAGGCAACACCCGATATATGCCTAGTTTCCATAAAATTTCTTGCTGGATCTATTGTATGAGAACGTTTTGAATCAACTGTTTTTACATAAGTTTGATTATATAATGCCGCAGCACTACCTATAGTATTTGGTGTTAGATACGTAATAATACCAGTTGGATCAACACGACTTCCCCCGTTGCCAAATACCATTTCTGCTATAGGACCGTTTGATTGATTTGATATACTGCTTGCTAATGCTATAGAAAAGTTTTCGTAATGAATGGCATTTCTCTTATCAACAAACACTTCTTTAGTACTAGGATCAAAAATCTTAATATGACCTTGAACGCTTACTGAACCGGTTTCGTTAGGTTTTGAAGCCTGCATTGGCTTACTATCGTTGGGTAAATTATTCATTTGTTTATTATCATCCATAATGGTATTTATCTTTGTAAATTATCAGCGTACTATCCACCATAATAATACTGATTGGGCAGTGATGCTTCTTTTTCACGTAAGAAATGCGCTTGGATAGCATTGCTAGTTAATAAAGATTCAGTTCCTGTCCAAACATATCCTTTTCTTTGTACAATAGTAATATTGGTATTGTTACTTGTAACATCTAAAATATTTAATACTAATTCATTGGTTGCTGTAGTTATTGTAAATTCAGGAGGTAATATTACTTCACTTGTTGCAGACGGGTCATATGATATAGCACTATCATGTATAATTAATGGAGTTTTACGAAGTTGGCGGCCACCATAATATACTGTAACTTGATCAACTGCATTTACGCCCGGAGTTAATTTAATACCATCTCCAGTTGTTGTATTGGTTATTGTGCTTATTGTATAAGTTAAAGATGTTGTAGAAGTGGTCTGTACTAGTACCGATTCAGTGTACGGAACATCTTGTTGAGGACTTTGATCAATAACACTAGTTCCTGCATAAGAAATTGCAGCAGGTGCAGTACCTAATGTTCCTCTTCTTAATTGTCTTAATACATTTCCATCTTTTATAAAAAATTCAATACGTTCGCCATCAATTATTACTACTCCCGGTTTGTTAGTTAAAGGATTAGGTGGTACTAATTTGCTAGCATCAGTTACATATATTGCAGTATCATTATAATGTAATGGTTGTTCTAAAGTTGTACTATAGAAAGAAGAAATGCGGCCATAATGATGTCTATCAAACATATCATTAAACACTCTATATCCTAATACATTAGTACCATACGATGGGGGATTAATAGTAGTTACTATTAAACTATTACCAGGACTTAGATAAAGAGAGTTACTTAATACAATGGTTCTCCTATCATCTAATATTTTAAAATCCCTTCTTGGAATTAATGGAGTTTGATTGTAATATACCCAAACATAATTTTCATTTAAAACAGGGAATGATAGTTTATTTGTATTGTAAACATTTGTAGTTAATTTTTCTGTTCTAATCATCATGTTATCATGATCAGCAAACGAAACAACACGGGCATGATAATTGTTTTCTGATAGACCAACATCAAAATGTATCATGTTATCAGAGATTGAATACTCTGGCATTGGATTTCTATATCTTTCAATCGCAATTACATCATCGTTATTTAATAAGTTGTTTACAATTGTTATTGTACTATATACTTGATCAAGTGTGTAATCAAATCCTGGTCTAAGTTCTATGCCATTAGCATAAACTTTTACATTATCTGCATTGAATGTATATTGAGGGAACACTAAGACGCTATCTATATTATATGTAAGTTGTCCATGTGTTACTTTATAATAAGTTGTTGTTGGAGGTGTTAAACGTCCATAATACGGAGGATTACCTCGATACATATCAACAATAGCCTGTCCGCTTACTGGTTTAGAAGATCCAGGAAAATACGGTAAGGTATAACTAGCTACTCCTTCAAATGGTATTAAAAATATATCTTCATGAAATCTATTAAATTTAGTATACTCTGATTCAAAAAACCAAGATTGTATTGTAAACGGATTTAAGTTAGTATTGTCAAGTCCGTATACTCTTACACATGCCCTATTGTTTTGATCACTCACATATGTTAGCATATATCCATAATCAGTTGAGGTAGTGACTTTATTGATCTCGGATCCATTAACAGTAACATATACTTTTCTAACATCATCGATACTGGCTAAACTTGTAAGTACAGCCGTTGTGGTATTATCAACTACAACCATCTTACTATCAATAACTGAATTATCTCCTCCAACATCTACTACTGTATATTTTCCCACACCCTGGTACGGTATTGGAGGAATATGAATTTCATTTCCTATCATAAAGTATTGCGTAGGAGAAGTAAATCCATAAAAAGAAGTTCTGTAACTTGTATTAACTTTACCTTTTCCTAAATATACAAATTGTCCCCCATTACTTACTTTACTATAAAATACATGACTGCTAAAGTCTTCAATTTCAGTATAAGGTACTTGAGCAAATGTGCCGCGACCGTTTGTAATTCCTGCAACAAATCCAGGTTGTCCGTTAGTGTTTGAGCCTTTATATGTATTTTCATAATACATTTCAACAAATTGATCTTCACCATTTGAGTATAGTGTAACTTCATATGCAATAGCAGGAACAGTCGGTACTTGATTTTTATTTGAAGCATGTGTTCCATCAAATCTTATTCTAATATAATCAAAAGCATCTGATACTCCAGTGCTTAGGAAAATTCCCGGTGTGTTTCCGGATGATAGCGGAATTAGACCTCCGTCACCTATTCCATAATTTTGCCATAAGTCAGTAAACTCAACCATTATTGCTGGATTCTGAAGATTGTATATGCCTTGATCCCATCGAGAAGCATTTTTTAAAATTAGGTCGATATAGATGTCAGCAGTGTAAGGATATGCTGATTCTATAAAAACTAGAGATCCATTTGAAGCAATAGTAAAATTAGGTACAGACTTTCCATACATCTTAAATGTAAATGGCATTTCAACAAATTGTGAAAAACCAGCATTAGTAGTGGCTGCTAATGGATGCGCCGGGTCACCGTAAGTAGCGTCGATACCTGAAGGCCACCACCAATTTTGATTTGTATCTAGAATGGCATAAGGTATACCTCTGGATTCATAATAGGAATATATTATCTCACCGAAAGTATTCTGATTTGGGTTCATAAATATCCAAAGATATCCGGTACTTGTTTCTAGGATGGCATCCTGATAACTAGGGTTTGATTTAAAAGCACCTAATGTATCCGGAGTAGCAACATCAACTGTACCAATTAGATATGGTGAAAGAATTGCTGTGCCCACTTGGCCCGCCGATGTGGCTGTCATTCCTTCGAGAAAATGTATACCATACGTCATTTCGTCAGCAGTCAACGGATTTAATCCAACACTGTTGCCTAAACTTACAATCATACTATCATAGTTATTAGGTCTCATAAGCAATGTTGCGGTTGTAGCAACTCCTGCTGTTATTGGAAACGTTCCTGTCATAACCATTGCATGGGAATCATTATCTTTTGTATATACATTAATACCTAAACTATCTATAATATGTCCATTTACTAGTTCTTCAGGAGCATAACTAGAATCTAAATTTAAAAATTTATTTCCATCTACTATCATATCTTCAGGTGCAACACCTAATGCTCCGACAAAATTTCCTAATTCCCATGAACCTCCGGCAATGGCGGTATCTAATCCAGACATCATTGTTTCGGGTTTCCAAAATTCTATAGCAGGATAACCATATATGAAAAATTCAAAATAGTAACTACTATTAACTAGTTGATAGAACGATACTAATGCCATTCCATTACTATCTTTTGTTATTTGATAATATTCTGCGCCAGGATGGGGCCCAGTTACTGGAATACCCGTAAGCATAGGGCTAGTTAATCCATCATTGAATATTTTAATATTAGAAATATCGTTATATTGAATATGAAGATTTATTACTAGTGAAGTAGCAGTGGTTTTGTCATATGCTTGTACAAAATGATCTAACAGTAATATACTAGGATCAATTGTAGATAATAAAGTAACTATTGTTGCAGAAGATATTGTTGTAGCAACTGCTGTAGTAGTTGATAGAGATGATATTGCTTTTATAGCAAATTGGTCTGCGTCTAAAACACTATCAACAGTATATGTTCCATTATATCCGCTAGATGTGATCCCCGATATTACAATCTTATCACCCGCAACTATACCTCCTACATTAAATGGGGTCATAGTTTTAACAACTATTTGAGAGCCAACTGTTGTTGCGGTTGATTTTGCAGATTTAATTTTAAAAATTGGTTTACTAATTGTTATAGATCGTGATCCTGTATCAACAGATGTTACTACAGTATCTGGTCTAATTCGAATAGTTGAAGAATTTAAAATGTTAATTAATTGCCCAGTAACAATACCTGTAGTTGTACTAATATATAAAGTAGATGTACCGATTGTAGCAGTGCTTATTATTTTTGCAGAAGCATAATAAGTTACAAGTTCACTCCAGGTTGATCCACCAACATCAAATTTTCCTGCGCCATTAACGGTATCCCATGGAACAGAATATTCAAACGGTAGACCTTGTATAACTGATCCTGGGAAGGTAATACCTGTCATTAATGATGATAAAGAATCAGTAGACGTATGTAGTTTTTCAATCCTATCTAATGCAGTATATAATTCTATACTCTTGTTATAAGATATTTTAAATATTTGTCCTTCTATTGGAATATAATTTAAAAATTTAAATCTAGAATATTTTTTATTATACCCATTATATTCTTCTGTATAGTACTCTAACGTATAATCTGTACCTAATATCAATTTACTATCTAACGTTGGTACAACTGTTAATTTATCTGCATCGGCTAACCATGTAAGAACAAACTTATCGTCTTTTCCTGAGCATATAAATGTATCAAATACACGAGTTTCTCCAATTTCTGAATTATAATTTACTCTATCAAATTTAATACCAATTTTATTTTTTCTTGTTTTTAAATTTAATAATGTTGCAACGGCGGTTGCTGTAGAAGTGACAGATGGGCCACCGCCGGTGATTGTTACCGTTGGTGCCTGTGTATATCCATTTCCTGAACTAGTTATTAATATTTGATATACCGTACCATTTCTAATGTAGGCACTAGCAGTTGCATCAGAAATAACAGAACCTCCGCCACCGGTGATTGTTACAGTCGGCGTTTGAGTATACCCTGCCCCACCATTAGAAACTACTATAGATCCGATTTCTGAAGTATAATTATCAACCCATGCCTTCCACGGTTGTTGATCAATTAGCGGATTCTGCAATCCTACTGTACTAAATGTATCGGTAGTGGTGTTGTAATAAGAAGGCAAATCAAAATCAGTTGCACTTAACGATAATCTTTCGTCTGTACTTTCTAAATATGAATACTTAGAAGTATAGGATCTTAATTGGCTATGATACGGTTTAACTTCTTTGATATATTCTTCAAAATTTTGTTCATCTTCTAATTTATAAACTGGTCGTTGATCGAGTGATCCCACAACATTTGTCACATTGATAAATGAAGTTTTAAATGCCCAGTCTAATAATTTTTGTTCAGTTAATGCATACTTAACAGCGGTAAAGAAAAGTAAATTCCAATTTACTTTTAAATTATTAATAAAGATATCATCCTTTAATGCTAATAAAATATAATACAATTCTAAGTCAGGAATTTGATCGTATAATGTTTCTTCCAATGTTGCTTCATCATATGAATAATTTAATTTTCCATAATTCCATATAGAATCTAATATTTGGAAAGTACCGTTCTCACTAAAAACTATATTATAATTTTTAGAAAAATTGCCAGCATTTTCTGTTCGCTCAAGTATAACATATCTACCATCTCCAACATTTAATACCTTTACATAGTCACCGGGTACTATGCTATCTAATGTAGATAATTCATAGATATGAGAAACCACATAATTATATTCTTTAAACAATTTATAATCGTCACTTACCCAATTAACATAATTCCAATATAATGGTGTGTTGTATGTTTGATTTTTAATCATTACCCACAAGGATGAAGTATAATCAAATTGATATTTTGTCCATATAAATTTATAATTTTCATCTGCCTTAACTATAGCAGTATGGGGGCGAACTGTTAATATTGGAGCAGTTACGAATTCAGATCCCGGATCTGATATTATTACATTGATAACTTTACCTTCACTATTAATTTCTGTTAGTAGTTCAGCCGTAGAAGTTTCAGTTAATCCAACAGTAACTTTAGGTGGTGAAGTATATCCGTATCCTGCAGATACTATATCTACGGTGGTTATTTTACCATTGGTTACATAGCATTCTAATTTTGCTTGTGCATACTTAATAGTGATATCGTTAGATACAGATAATAAATTTGAATAATGATCAACTGAAAAATCGTATTCTCTTAAGAAGGTATTAGGAACTGTATCTAATTTGTTTAAATTATCAAAATTATAATTACCTGTTATTCTATTTTTAATTAAAACAGAATTAGCAAATTCAACGATATTACGTAATGCTTCTTTTCTATTTTTAAATAAAGTTTGTTGAGGACGAATTCCTATACCATATCTATTTCTATAGGTTGAATTAATTGCAGGAACAGCATTACCTAATTGATCATGCCCTAACAAACTGTCAATTAATTTTTTCTCAAGTAACGTAGTAGGCATGCTATTAGCATCACCTTCTGATAATAATACCCATTCAGTATGTTTTGGAATTGTATTGCTAATAGTATCAATGGTAATGTTTGCATTGATCCTATTACCAACTAACATTGGTTGAACATTCGCAAATGCTACACTACTCGGTGATAAAATTTCAGCAAATTTCAATCCATTAGCAGTAGGGTCAGAAATTATTCTAGATACTTGATAACTGCTTATTCTTCTATTCGATGTGGCTGGTACTGTAACTTTATTTTTAACCCAGAAAAAGTATACATTCTCAAATGAGTTAGTTACATTATTAAATAATTGTTTAATAGACACTACACTGTTATCAGGATATTTTGGTTGTCCACTTATTCCTTTTGTTAAACCTTCATTTGTATCTGCTTGAGCGGCCCATTCACTAGGTAATAAATCAGACCTAACCCATTCATAAACGTCAATACTTGAACCAGGAAATAATTTACCCCAATTATTTTTTCTAAAAATATCGTCGCCTTGTTCATACCACATATATTTTGTAGTACTTAAATCCCACCATAGTTCTCCTACATGATCATCTATCCAACTTGTACTACTATCAACAATAGTGTAAGCGAGACCGACAGTATAAGTAGCAGGGTCAAACGCAGATTTATATCTTAATTCTTGCTCTGCAATGCCTGCAATTTTTCCTTTTACTGGATCAATAACATCTAAATATTCTACAATTTCTTCTTTAAAAGAATCTATCAACGCTATGCGATCAACAGTAGAGATATCTACAAGGTCATCTTGTTGGCGTAATAGTTTTAAACTGCCTATTGTTGAATCAATTTTACTAAATTGATAGAATGACGATGTGTCGTTATTTGCTGAAACATTATATGTAGGCGCTCCTACATATATATTATTATTTGTAGCAATAACTGATGATCCATACTTACTACCTTCTGCTATAGAAGAATCAACTAATTCTTCAGACAATACAAAATGACCATCTAAATTACTATAAACATATACAGTTCCTGCATCTGATAAAGACTCTGTAAACTGTGTAGTACCTTCATCAAATGTAGTAGTACCTTGTTTAGAAGTTATATCAAATTCAGTAATAATTGAATTATTAGTACCCAATGCACTTATAGATAAAGTATTATTATCTTGGCTAATAGATATAGAATGTCCAAATTTTAAATCATTAGTGTATGAAGGATTTTTTATAATTTGAGTAAGTTCATACGAATAACCAGTCGGGTGTGGACTTAGTGCTAAACTACGTTCAGCAAGATTTGCAGCATATTGAGCAGGATTTAATAAATTATTATCAATCACAGACTGAGCAAATCCGGCAAGCCCATTTAACATCCAATATCTAATGCTGGCTTCATCTGGATATAGTTGTGCATCAGGATTTTGAAAATATGCAGCAAGTACGGCTGCTCTTGTTGCTACTGTATTAAACGCATCTGCTGCTCTTTCTGCATCATATATTGCTGCATCTGCCGGATTGGCTGCTCTATAGTCAACCCAGAATTGATGAAAAACTCCAGTCTCGCCCAAACCTACCTTCATCCAATTTAAAATAGTTTCTTCACCATAGTATACAGGTGCTAACTCTTCAGCAGCAAGTGAAAATATTACTTCTGGGCGGGTTGAGTTATAGTAAGGAGTTAGCGTTTTTTTATAAACAGCAACCTTGCCGTAAGGTTCTCCTATTGATTTTGATTCTGTTGAAGATACAAATAGATGCGAGCCATCGGGTGATGCTATTACATCACTACCAAATTCAGAAGATGTTCCAAATGGTGATTTTAATGTTTGTCTCCAAGAAAAATCTTTATCATATAATTGTACAATACCTACATTTGTTCCTGTGGTAACAATGTGTTTAGGAGCACTTATAGCGATAACTGTTCCTGTGGTGTCTCCTGCAATTTTATGTCCAAATTGACTTCCTGGAGATAATGTTACATGAGAAGATAACTCAATTCCCACAACTGGATGTACTGAAATTACTGTACTAGGTTTAATTAACGATGCTGCTGCTCGTTCAGCAATATTTGCAGCATATTGGTCAGGATATAATGTATTACGAAGATTTACCACATAATTAAACACATAATAGGGATCATTACCATATGGTATTAAACCGTTTAACATCCAATATCTAATATCTTCTTCAGAAGGATACAATTGTGCATTAGGATTTATTTGATATGCACGTATTACAGTTGCTCTAGTTTCTACCGCACCTATAGCATCGTTAATTCGCCAAATATCCCAGATTGCTGCTTCATTGGGATTTGCTAATCTATAGTCATGTATTAATTTATTAAAACCGGGTGCTGTATCAAGACCAAAAGTCATCCAATTTAAAATAGTTTCTTCACCGTAATATAACGGTGCTTCTAAATTAGCGGCCAATGCATATATTACTTCTGCACGGGTAGATTTATAATATCCTGTTCTTGTTACACCATAGGCATATACATGCCCTGTGTTGGTTGGATTTTCAGGACCGCTTGGCGCACCAACTAACAATGTTGTACTTGCTGTAGAAACCGTTTCATTTATATAAATTGAATGACCGAATCTAGAATAATTAGCAGTTTGAGCAGTAGTAGCATAAGGATTTACTAAAATTGTTGAGTCTGTTTCTTTAGTAAATGTATTATTAATACTACTAATTTTTACTAAGCCTTCTGAAGAGAAATTCTTTGTATAACCGGTACCTGTACTGAGTATTACTACGCCACTAGTTAAAGTATTTGCACTATTAATAACAACATTTGTTGCGTTAGGTGCACCTGCAAAATATAAATTTTTTCCAGTATCATACTGCAAAGAATAACCAAATTGTGCTTTTATGTTAGGATAGCAATATGTTGCTAAGTCTGTGTTTAAACTATATTCAAATTTCTTTTCTAAAACACTTGTAGTTTTATGTTTAGTGTATACCCAAACGCTTCCTATTCCTGGAGTATTTTTAACAGTCCAACCTGGTGCAGATACCATTAATATATTTGTATTATCTGATGTGTAAATAGATTTTCCTAACTCCGAATGTAGACTTAACGAAGTTATTGTAGCAGTAAAATGACCATTAACCCCCACCGAGTAATTTTTTATTTTTTCATAAACTTGCCACTTGTCGTTAATGCCTTCATCTATCCAAATTTTTTCATTGTTCTTTAAATTTAAAATATCTGTTGAATTAGCAACTTCTTTAATATTTTTATATCGTGCATTTTCAAATTTAAACAATGCTCCATAACTTAATAATTCTGCATCAACTATAGAGGTTAAACTTGATGCTACCGTAAATTGATCTAATTTAGCGATATCAATTATAATGTGTATACCATTAACTTGCTCATTAAATCTAACTACAGAAACAATGTCACCTATTGATAATCCATGCGGTTGGTCAGTTACAAATGTTATGCTGGACCCGGGGGCACTTACATATACTCCTGCAATCTTAGAAGATTGTTTAGAGTATCTACTAACGCCCCAGCCGCCGTTTTCTAAAAATCCCATCCATATAGTATTGCCATCTTGTAATACAGAATTATTAGCAATATCTAATAAACTATTTTTATTATATGCTGTAGCGGTAACATCATCTGCTCTAATATATCCAGCAGTAGTCAATACTAAATTATTATCAAAGAATGTGCTAGAAGACATTATTGGAAACGTATTTGCCGATGAGTAACTATCCGGAGTTAATAATAAGTCCGACTGAGACACATATGTCACCAGCGGATTTGCATCAGCAGGAGTTTCAGAAAATTTAACAAGATATGGATTTTCTAAAGATGTACTTTCATTTAAATTAAATTCTATTTCATTGTATGTTGAAAAACTTCCGTAATTACCTGATCTGAATGCCCAATCTTCAGTTAATAAAATGTCCCCTTGACGTGTAAACTTACCAACTTTGGATAATTTATCAATAGAATTTTTAGTTCCTTTTTCCTTAATGTATCCTTGATAAAATTTATATTGGCTAATTGAATTTGTAAAAATATTATTAAGGTATGTTCTTGGAGTATAACCAATTAAATGTTGTGCTAGTTTTTGTTGGGTAGAATCAAAATTATCAATATCTAAACTATAAAAGTCTTCGAATTGATTAATTTTATAATCAAAATTAGGTAATAAATTTGATACCGGCTTACTATCTAGTTTGATCCATTTTTCAAAATCAAAAGTAGCATCTCCGATAATTTTAACAGTTGATTCATAATACGAACCGTTATATCTTACCACTTTTCCCGGTAAGTATGTTCCATATGCTGTCCAATCTATAATAGTAACATTGTCGTAAACAAAACCGGGACTAGATAAATCACCATTCCAATTGGCAGTTCTAAATCCTGATAGTTTAATTCTTCGTTGCTTGTATCCTGTTTCAATATCGTATATAGTATCATTAAAAATTGTTTTATTGTTAAAAACCATTCCGTGTTCTTTTTGTACAGAATTTAATGTAGCAAAAAACATACCTTCAAGAGTGTCAATAGTATTAATTACACAAACACCGTCTTCTCTTGATAAACGAAATTTATCTAATGGAAATGATTTTCCATCGGCTTTTAATATACTAAAATCATAATCTCCGGTAGTAATATCATCAACCACCGAATCAATAAATGAATATTTTAGATAATCCGCAAATGGACTTAATGTAATTAAATTTCCGTCTGCCCAATTTTGCGTAGTCCAATATAAGAATTCTTTAGCAGTAAATTTCCAATTTACTATATCATTAAGATCAGTATTATATTCATCAAATATAAATCCTTGACTTTCAAGATAGGCACCGTACCCAATTAATAAATCGTATACTTCTTGTATTGTTGAATAACTTGTACCATATGGAACTACTGTTACTGTGTTTTCAAATCTTGAAGATAATTGTGCGGTGGCGCCGCCTACCATAGGCAATGATGGTAAGGCTTGAAATAATGTTATATCAAATGTAGATTGTGTATTATGACCAACTTTAACTATATAAAATGTTCCATTATATCTTACAATCTGACCTTGTTTATAATAATGTGTTGTGTTTGCTGTAGTAGATGTAATATCAATTGCACTAAGACCACTGTTGCCACTGTTGCCGGCGCCTGTCCATTCTGTAAATGACTCAGATTTTCCTCCAACAGTAATTGCACCGGATGCTAAACTTTTAGTAGGTTTAAGTATTTCAAAATATGGATTTGTAGTGTCATATCCCTTAATAATGAAATTACCATTAGACCGTTGTACTATAACTCCGGATATTCTAGCAGACTTAATAGGATTACTTACATTTAAAATTAATGAATAGTCTTCAGGCGGTAAGATTGCTCCTTGTGCTTGTGACACAGGATCAATAGAGTCAATAACAATTTGCAATTTATCTTTGCTTGCAAATCCTCCTAATTTATGGAATAGATTAAAATTAATATAAGTTAAGTCTTGTGTTAATAATTCAAGATAGTTTAAATCTTTCTGTTTTCCCCGTTCAATAACATAAACGCCAAATCCGGCTGATTGTACATCTTCTCCATCTAATATAAGTTTAGAAGGATTTAAATAAAGATCATTTGCCTTATATGTTAACTGATTTTTAATATTTAGATAACTTCTACTTGTATCAAACATAGAAGAAGTATATGAGCAAGGATCAAGTAAGGCGGATAACGCATTTACAGCAAATGGCCAATAACTGCTGTTTCTCCATGCTGTTTCTGCAGGAGAGTGATCTCCAAATTTCCAATTTGCAGATTTATCGTCAATTGTTAAATTACCTGCATTTAGTAAAAATGAACCAGGTGGTTTTAAGTTTCCTGCAACATCAACAGGAACAATTGATGAAAAATTAATACGAGCATACTGAGAATTAATAGTTCCTAAGTTATCAACTATTCCATTAGTTACAGCATCAATCAATGCTGTTCGTTTTTCACTATTAACCCAATCGTATTGGATGTCCCACCATAACGGTTTAATTGAATGCCCTAACATTTCCCAAGGATGAGAATGCGGACGATCAGTATCGTAAAAATATTTGTAAACACCTCTCCAATATCCCGGATAAGAATTTCCTATAGGAAAACTACCATTGGTATAATTCCATGTAAAAAAGTTATATTCATCATAAACATTATTAGTAGTTGTATCAATACTATATTGACCGGTCCATTTAATAAAGTCTTTTACTAAAATATCATTAATTTCAGATGAAGAATATTTACTTTCTCTAAATGCACTTGGCAAATATCCGTTAACATCAAATATTTTAGGATTATAATTTATTTTAATATTATTAAAAACACGTTTTTCGTATTCAAGAATAATAGCATCCCTATAATCGTCAAAGGCTTTAATTATACTGCCGTCGTGGCCTCGTATAACATTTGTAGAATTTAAATAGGTGTCATCTAAAAAATACTCAGGTTTATATTTTGGATATAAACCTAATTTAGATGGCGTTGGAGGAATATATGCACCGCCGGTATCTAAATAATAATGGATAGATATTTTATCACCTGCTACAAGATTTAAAATATCTGTATTAACTATTATTGTGTTATCAATACTATCAAAATAATATTCAGAATTTGCAATTAATTGATAATCATTATAGTATACAATTACTGATTTAAAACTTAATGCTGTTAAATCAAATTTAACCCCTATTGGAAATATATTGTTTGCGCCTGTAACTGTATAGTCTCTTACAATTTTGTTAGGTCCATAACCTAACATATCAGATCTATAATATAAAGATCTAGAATCTTTACTAGAATTAAGTTGTGTTAAAACTAGGTCTAATGCATCACGTGGTGTTAGTTGACTATCAACTTTACTTAAAGCATTTAAGAAATTTATTTTAAATTGATCGTACTGTTCTGCAGAGTATCTAATAGAATCAACTACATTGTGTTCTTTTTTTCCAAGAAATATTTGAGGGAACGCAATAGGATTAGCATTTATAATTAAACGAGAACCATATTTGGCATAATCATTTAAATCTCTAAGATTACTTATTCCCGGAAACTCGCCAATAAATCCAGTAATACCATTAACCATTGTTGAAAGATGATCACTTAGTTCACTTAATGTTAATTCTGTTATAGGTCCGTTTAACGGATTGTTAGTTAATCCTAACGGAGTTTTATAATATCCATTTTCATTAGGTGTATCTTTAGAAATTATTTCTAAAGATACTATATCATTTTTAGCAATATTAACAGACGACGTACTAACATGAATAGTAATACCATCTGTATCTAAAGTTGAATTAACTAAATTTCCATTCACATAAGAAATTACAGAAGTGGCAGATGTTACAATTGATTTAAGTTTTAATACATTTGTTGAAGTCAACATTGTTTGAATTTCAACAATAGGAATTTGATAATTTACTGATGGTTCCCATACATTTTTAAATTCGTTTCCTATTTTAAGATATGTAACACCGGTAGTAATTGTAGAACTTATATTATTAACATCAGTTATACTGACAATGTCAGACATAAAGTAGTTCTTAAAAACATAACTACCAACTCCGATACTGTTTTTATACTTTAATGGGAATCCTAAAACTTTATCGTATATTGTTCCTACTTCATAACCAAATATTTTACTGCCGGCAAAATTAGAATTTTTATCAGAATAACTTAATTGAGTCGGTTGAGAATTATCAAATAAATCAAATAATGGTGCTTGATTTATAGTTGTATGTTGCTGTGATTTTTTCCATTGAATAACATCGATGCCATTAATATTCTGTGTTGTATAATGCCAACTTGTTCCTTGATTTAATATACCATAGTTTATGGAAACTGAACTAGCAGACAGCGGAGTAGATGGTTCTATTAATCTAAGAGTAGGTGGGTTGGTAGAAGTATCATAGTTTACCTTATAAATTTTTCCATTGAGAGATGTATCTGCATTAAAAATTATTCGAAAACCATGCTCTAATAAAACTTCGTCACTGTAATAACCAATAGTACCGTCTACTTGACTAAATGCATCAGTAGTAGTTGTATCAATTATATCTACATTTTGAATTCCAACTGACCCAAAATTATAAAGTTTTATATCTGGATTAAATTCAATAATAGGTCTATTGGCTCTTCTATCTAACGGATAGACAGCCTGTTGATTGTTTATTTCAGCAGTAATACGAATAATGTCTCCGTGAAACCATCTGTTATATCGTGTCCATGGATTTAAATCACCACTAGCCTTATTAATTGTAATATATTCGGGTATTACTGGTAGTGTTTTATTTGAATCAAATGGATAACTATCGAATAAATCGCTATCAAATGTTTCATTATAAATCTGTGCAACACTTTCATGTACTTCTAATAATTTAATATCAATTAATTTTATACTTTTGCCAACACCTTCAACATAATATTCTTTATTATTAGATGAAAGTTTTAATTTCATTCCGTTACTTAATGAATAATTATTTAGAATTATATATGTAGGTGTACCTTCTATATCTTCCTTAAGATCATCTACTAATATTGCATCAGGTCCATTAGGTAGCCAGTAATATTGATTATAATTTATCAACTTATCCCAATCTATATGAGGATTGTATGAATAAAACTTTGATCTAAAAAGTCTATCAAGGTTATCAGTTTTTCCACCTTGCAAATTAATTTCATTAATTATATCATCAAATCCAATTACATCGGTTATGTTAGATGATGCATCTTTAAAAACTAAAGCAGGTTCTAATGGATATTCTTTTCTAAGAGGTAAATTTTCTTTAAGATAAAAGTCAGTTGCAGGATTATAATTAGGAGTAATTATAGATCCAACAAATCCATCAATACGTTCAAGTTGTGGTGTTTGTATTAAAGGGTCAAGTGTGCCGGATAAAAATTTTGAATTTTTATCAGTTTTTAAATATTCAGGAAGTAGATTAACTGACTTTTTGTTATCTATCATTTTAAGATCCGCTAGTTGTTACAATCGATGAAGATTTTAATTGTGATGCAGTAATCGCATCAATAATTTCTATATCAGAAATTTTTGCACCACTTATGAATATCTCATTTGATAAACATGTTAGTTCATATAAACTTCCAAAACTATTATTATCAGTAACTGGTACAATAACAAAATTGGTAATATCAGGTGTAAGTAAATTCATAATATAAGTTGATAGTTCGCCAAAGTGAAAACTTTGTCCAAAGTCCCAATTTTCTAAAGCAAAAAAATCATTTATACCCAACAATATTCTTGTTTTTAAATCATTGTCATTAGTTATTCTATCAGGATTTTTAACCGCTTTAAATTTTGCCTGAAGATTTATATTAGCATTTGCACCAAATAATATTTTATAACGTACTGGGTGAAATACTATTTCATCACTTATTGATTTAATAGGAGAAAGAGATGGAAGATAATTTTGTTCTAAATTTTGACTAGTTGGAGGTAGCGGTTCACTTGATACATTACCTAACAACCAACTTCTTACATCATTATCGTATGAGGTTGTCAACATATAGATATCTATAATATTTGATTTACTAGGATCAATTCGTCTTTCTTCACCACTATTATGCTCATAATGAAATTTAATATTAGAACATCCAGACCTACCGATATATTGATCAGTATATATAAACTTCTGATATGCTTTTGACCAATACTTAACAACATTTAAAGAAGGACTATAAAAATAGAACAATTGCCCATCAATTTTATACTCAGATGTTACGCTATTTTCATTTAAAAATGGAAGTATATCATCTGAAGTTAATGCAAATCTTGCAGTAGACCCTACTCTTTTAAAATAAACAAATTGTGATCCTACAATATTAGTAAATGAATCTGGATCTAAAATTTGCCCTGTGCCGGTATAATCATAAAAACTAATTTTTACTCGTTGAGGATCAACATAACCATCAACTTCAACAATAGAATCATCTATTTGCCATATATAGTCGTGATCCAATGGGGTAGATGCATTTGATAAATTAATAGAAAGAACTGTAATTTTATCTTTAATTACAGAATTATTTGTGTAATCAAAATTTACAGAAGATTTATCATTTAAAAATGAAGTTTCTTTATCACTTTCAAATATATAATCTAATGTTCTATATCGCACCTTATAACTTTTTCCAGTCCAAATAAATGCAATCAACCAACTTGAATCTAGTCCCAAGTCTTCCATATTATTTTGATTTGATAAACTAAAAGGATTCATTATATCTAAATTAGAATTAACAATTATACTCCATTCCCTAGTTAACGTATCAATTGTTAATCCAAAATTACGTTGTGTCATGCATATATTTGCAATTTCACTTTCTATAGAATAGCCTAATAGGCTATTAAATTTGTATATTACTTCTTGTGGAACGGCTCCGTGCGGAACAATGGTAGAAAAAATTATAGGACCGGTTCCGTCACTTAACTTTCCCTGACCGTAGTTAGAACCATCACCTATAACTTGTTTAACTGTAGACCAAATATAAGACTTCCCACTTGCTGGAATTCCAGTTGTAGGAATTGTTTTTAATAAATTATTTTTATCAAAATATTTTCCAGATGGCGGCAAAAATTTGATTATCGATCCCGGAAATACGTATTGAAGATTCGATCCTGATGTAGTTCCTACTGCTACAGGAAGTTCCGAAATAGTAAAATATCCACGACTTTCACCGGGTGTAGTATTAGCATTATACCATTTTAAGGATAGATATGTTAAATTAAAACTGCTGTACTTGTTAAGATAAAAAGATCGTAACTCAGGTAATGCAACAATAGGATTTAATCTATTTTTAATAACCGACAGTACTTGATTTTTACTAATAAATTCAAATTCAAATATATGTTCTTGTTCTTCTTTGTATAGAATACCGTCAGTTGCAAATATATTAGTCTTACTATATTTTCCACTAACATCTGATATGTCAAAATATTTACTAAGTCCACTAGATATTCTATTAATACTTTTAACTTTAAGAATGTTCGAACCAGCAGTTAACGGAGCAATATTATAATCCTCTCCTGTAATCATTCTATTTTGAGTATAGTATGACTGCGGTGCTTTGGACCTAATACTTGAATTAGATTCTGGACCTGCACTATTAGTGACTGTATACTGCAAACTTAATGTTAATTGTAAATTATGATTTTGTCCTAAAGAATTTGTGTAAGGAACTGTAATGATAACCCCTGTCATTTGTTCAGGTTTTATAATATATGACAACCCATTACTTTGTCTATAAAATAATCTAAAATCTCCTTTTGGAAGATCGCCAAATATTCCATCAGTAAAATTTAGATCAATTTGATCTTGGTCACGTGTTGATATAGCATATATTGCTCTTAAACTTTTATTAAGGCTATTATATATTACATTATTTCCCACTAATGAAGGAACAGGTGTCCACAATGTATAAAAATTTCCATTTTTATCTAATTGCCATAACCAGGCATCAGTATTATTAATATTAGGTGTGTTTATTCCTATAATCTCATTAGGTACTGGATTATCAATATTAAATCTAGAAACACTTAAACTGCCCTGTTTAAATTGTGTAAAGAATCCAGTATTAGCACTACCACTTCCTTGATTATCATTTTTATAAATTAAACTAAATGCATTTTTAGGAGCAGGGGCTTCTTCGTAAATATAATCCTTACCGCTAAATGTAGACGGAACAATTTCAAAATTCATCGAGGTTCCATTGATGCTTTTAGAAAAATTAAAAATTGGAACATCATCATTTGAACTATTAATTCTATATTGGTCAGTTTCTACCGCGTTAATAGTTCCACGACTTGCAGGATTTCCAAAATTGCTAGACATTGCTGAATTCATTATATTAATGAATTGTTGATACCAACTAGAATTAGTAGGATCGTTCCATCCTACGGTAACATTTGCTAAATTTAAACCAGTTGCATCATATACACTATCTGTTGTAGATACAGCAGTAACTTTTAATAAACCGCTAGCAGGGATATTTCTTGCAGGATTATAACTAATTAATTGTGCAAGACGTAATACACTATCTCGACGTTGGGCAGTTTCTAAAAAGTTTTCACGAGCATTTAGATCGATACGAAAACTTAAATTTTGTCCTAGATATGCAATAACATCAATAAGAGCAATATACTCGCTACTATCAACATAGTCATTGAATTCTTCAGGATATTTTTCCTGAAGATATGAAATCATTGTACGACGAAGAGTTTCAAAGTCGTAACTTTTAAAATCAGCATTACGGAAAGATTGGTATACTTTTTTCCAATCTTCTGCTACTAATAGTTTTGTGTTAGTTGAGGGTATCATAATGTTCTATACCGTATTTATTGTAATAATTAAGTGGGTATATTATTGTTGTACCCGTAATCCAATCTTTTGATCAAACGCAAGTTTTAATACACTAGATTGATTTGTGTTTTTCATTGCCAATATAATTTCAATCAAATACCCTTGCGGATATTCAGTAATTGCAATCCGTAAAGGAGAAACTCTAGGATCAGAATTGCATATATCAGTAATATCTTTTGTAAGGAGATCTTTAATTTGAGGAGTTATTGGCTCCATTAATATATCCCAAACAATGGTTCCAAACTTAGGATTCATTACCCGTTGTCCCTTACGAGTATTAAACTGATTAAGAATATTTTGTTTGATTAAATCAAAATCATAAAGTTTAGATCCTCTGTTAGTAGGATTAACTGTGCTAAACCCTTTATAATATTGGCTTAGTTTATCAGTATGTTGATCACTATAACCGGCAGGAGTAATTTCAAGATTTTTGTAAGGCATATTATATTTATTAACTACTAAATCTGGTTATCTGTGCGGTGCTGGAGAGCCGCTACCAGATTGTACTGGACGTCCGCTACTATCAACTAATATACCTCCTGAGCCTGTACCAACAACATTTCCTTGTAATTGACCTAAGAAACATTCATAATATCCCTTTTTACGGGTATGAATATCGGGTGTATTAAATCCAATTGCCTTACATGCTGCTTCAAAATAACCGGGATCTGTTTGAGCAACTTTACATCTATCCAACATATACTTAACTGCAACTTCAGCAGCGATAGCCGGCGTATTTAATAGTTGAGGATTTCCAATTAAATCTTGCCCAATCATTGTTCCGTACCTAGCATAGTTACTTCTACCAGTTAGTTGAATGTATCCTCTACCTATATACTTGCCGCCGTCGCCGGATTGAGTATTACCTAGACCTTTACCTTTAGAAGTAGTACTACCATATAAAAATTCAGGTAACGTATTATTAGGATTGCCTGCATATTGTTGAGCAAGTGCTGTATCGCCTTTGAACACGCTAGGAAATACTTGTAACAATCTATCAGCAGAATACTTAAATCCTTCTTCAACCAACTTCCAACGACATTCGCCACCTGCTATACCCAATAGCGATGCAATAGCAATAGGAGTAGTAAGCCCAAATTTTGCACAAGCCGCTTTGATAGCACTAATACCTTCCTGTGATGAACTAGCATTAATATCCTTAGAATATTCAGGCGTACAAGTTCCAGGAGTTACATCTGGTAGGTTAGCAGGTTCTTGTTTTCCAGCAGCAGGATTAGGAGGAATCCCCGAAGCACTTCTGTCTGCTAATGTTACATCCGTAGCCTCTGGACTAAATTGTGCAGGATTAATTGATTCATGTTGTGGCCAAGGTTCGTGCGTTGGCACACGTTGCATGATAGTTTTAATTGTACCTGTATTATAAAACTTTCCATCACTCCATCCCCAACTTACTAATCGTTGTGGCAAACTAAACAATGGTAAATCTGGAGGAACTTCAGCAGCATCGGCGGCGGCAGGAGATCCTGCGGTTGGACCATTCCAATGTATATTTGCTCCTGTTCCAATGATGTTGCCAGTAGCACCTAAGTTTAATTGTGCTGATGTACCTAAATTAATATTGCCATTTGATTTAAGATTAATAGTTCCAACAGCGGCTTGTTTAATATCCTGTGCAGAACTTAAACTATAACTATTACCTACTGTAATTTTAACAGCATCACCTATAGTTTCATCATGTGTTCCCCTGATAGCAATCTTTTGATCTTGATCTACAGTAAGATAATTATAACCAGTTATATTGGTCTCCATATTTTTACCGGCTTTAACATGAATATTGCGGCCTGCTTCAAAATTAATATCTCTATCAGCACGGAAGTTAAAATCATGCTCTGTATGTATGCTTATACTATCATGTGCATATATATCAATCTTTCCATTAGATGTTAATTCAATCCATGCAGTACCTTGACTATTGGCTATATAAATTAAATCGTTAGTATTATGTAATAGAATTTGATGACCTGTTCTTGTACGCAATCTAACTAACTCATTTTGTCCGTTAACATCGCCGTCATCCATCACAAATGTTGTTCCACCTAATCTACTCACAGGTGCTTGTGAATTCCCCGTATAACCTATCTTGCCTCGTTTAGCACCCGAACTAGAATCTAATGGGCCAGGGGTTGAAATACCAAAAACTCCACTAGGAACTTCTCGTCTAGCACTGCTAGAAGTAACTCCCCTAATGGTATCTAAAAGCAACCCCTGTTGTACCAATCTATCAGCAAATGGATGAATTGGTTTTTTAAATTTTTCAGGATTAGGATTTGATAAATCTTTTGATTTTTTGTGAAACTCTGCAACGGGCAAATAATCTGTTCCGTATTTTCTGCGTTGCTCATCTGTCATCTCTACTTGACGACTTGCAGCAATACCAGGAATCATATGATTTTGAAACACATCATTAACACAGCCTATCCAATATCCTTGATTAGGGTCGCCGTCAATGAATATAATCATAACCGTCGCTCCTATATCCGGCGGGATCATCCACATACCATAAGATTTTTGTACATCGTTGAAGTCACTACTGTTGGTTCCTTCATATCGAGAAGAAGTATTGCCACCAAATGGTGTCAACTGCCTAACTACATATGTTTCACCTTGTTCTCCAGTTACACTTGGGATACTTTTAATTAATGCAACTTCCAACCCTCCCATATACGTAGGATCAAGATGATTTGTTACCTCGGCCAAATACGGACCAGGTGTTGGTAATTTAGATCGCGCTCTTTTTTCAGTAGCCATAATTATTATCCGTTATTGATTCTGTTAACTAGTTTATCTAAAGGACTTTGTCCTGAATATCCGGACAACATGGATTTTGCCGAATTTAATTTATCTTTTATTGAATTTATATCAACCGAGTTTACTGACCCAGTTAAATTTGAATAAGGATTTGAACTTGCTCCACTAGGTGATGCTTGAGCAGCAGAAATTAATTCTTGCGGAACTAAATTGCTAGATAATTTACTAGGACTGTTAACTCCGTATAAATTCTCAAGGGCAGTCATTCCGCCTTTTTTAACAACTGACGACGCATATCCTACATCGGCCTGCGGTATTGGTGCGGTAGCAAATTCTGGAGTAGCAGGAATATTTTTCATCTTACTTGCAGGAAGATAATCAAGTACTAATCCTGCAGATGCTGCTTGATTTAAATTTACATTACTAGGTGTGTTTTTAACTATATCAGTGACTTGATTTTGTAATTTACTTTGTAGGCCGGCACCAGTTAATCCAGACAATCTACTAGGATCTAATCCTACTTTGGCGGCAATACCTTGAGGGTCCATAGGAGATGCAGTTAGTTGAGTAATCTTATTACCTATTCCACCTACAAGACCTGACAAATTATTTCCTATACCCTGAACTGCGGCAAGTGCGTTTGTTCCCAAATCTTTAGCAACTCCGGATATATTACTAAGACTACCAGTTGGTAATGAGGTAGGATTTATATTTGCACCTTGTTTAATATCAAGTGATGTTAAGCCGCCTGGAAATGTAGATATAGGTGTTATACTAAGTGATGCTCCTTTTCCTATACCAGATCCTTGATTAGATATATTAAGTGCAGATTTGATAGCAGATCCTACAACTGTTCCTCCTAACGATCCTATAAGACGTTCTGCTGACATATTGCCTGTTAATATATTAGCAGCAGATCCTAATGTTGCAGCGGGGGCTAACGATTCCTGACTTAGCCCAATTAATCCCGATGACTGTAATCGTATATTAGATGAAACATCATTCGGAGACGACGGCAATGCTTGTCCTATTATAGAAGTTTCCGGCATTATATTGCCAGATCTAGAAATTAATCCATATGTTTGATTCAATAAACTAGGAGTTGAACCACCCAGGCCACCTTCCGCATTTGTAAAATTACTAAGTTCTCCAGGTAATCCCTGACTAGGTAGTCCTCTATTCAATTGATCCATTACTGTTTCAGAATCCATTCGTTCTTCTGGACTTTGTGCTCTAGACTCATCTGGTATTACCTGTGAACTAGGATTAGGTGAGGTAGCAAAATTATCGGCAGGATCCGTAGCACGTAGATTAGAATCTATTACCTGTCCAGGTAACCTTAAAATATCTAATTTTTGTTTAAATACACCATCTCTAAAATTACTATTAACTTTTAGTACTCTATAAACTCCACTAAAAGGCACACGGTTAGCATCAAATTGCATCATGCCGCCGTTTTCAAAACTATTAATATCAATAGGATTTCTAAAATTTATAGTTATTAAAACTTCTCCGTAATTGTGATCTGCTTCACCTTTGTTTGTTTTTCCTCTCTTTGAAGTATCCGGTTTAGATTTATAGTTTCCTATTCCGCCTGTTACAAGATAAAAGGGATCTCCTAATATTTCCATTTCTCCTGTTAACATACTGGCTTTAGAATTAATCACAGCATCATGCATACCCCTTGCTAGTGTGCTGTAAGGATCGCTTAACGGTTGACTAGCATTACCGCCATACGATTGCAATGGTGTTACTGTTGGCTTTACGGGAGTTGTAGGAACTTGTTGTCTTTTTAATCTTGCATTTGACCTAGCGTTAATTTGATCAGCAGTTTTTAAACTATCATCAGATTTAATTTTAACTTCTGAACTATTATCGGGTGCGGCAGCATTTTTTGGTTGAGGTTGATCTTTATTACCCATTGCTGCCGGAACTGCTTCAAAGAACAATGTATTAAAATTAAGTTTAAAATTTAAAACATCAACATTTTGTCCTGTATAGATGTAGTTGTATTCTCTTAAACTTATCTTTTTTAAATCTTCTTCTTTAATAATATTCTGACCGTAACTTGGTATTCGACTTATATGTATCTTATAAGGAGTTACAACATATGTATATTTTTGAAATGGTTTTTGTGACACTTCATCTATAATATCTAAATTTTCAACTTCCATTTTAATAAGAAAATAATCTAACATACCATATTGATCAGGATTATTTGGACGTTTTCCTATATTTTTTAATATATCTCTTACATATTCACTATCTCTAATAACTGAAGTTATAGCATCATTAATATTCATACCTTCTGCAAATTGAATGGTACTTTCTTTAGGATTGTATTTTACACTTTCAGGTTGTCGTGCCTGTTGCTCAGGAGTAGGCTGTGCTGCTCCATTAACTTTATATGCATTAGGTGAGCCGGGTGCCGCAGGGTCAATCATTGCATATAGTTTGTTGTCTTTTAATACTTCAGTAAATTTTGCATCAGCAATCTTAGATGCCGGACCATTTATAAATCCTTGCTTTTCATCCCATACTGGAAAACTAATGTCGTAAATATTGTGCTTGAGTTTAGTGCTCCCTTCTTTACCCGCTTCATCAGATGTAGCAACCTGAGCATTAATATTAGTAATAAAATTATTCAATATTGTTCTAACAGTATCACCTACCATTTTGATAGGTTTCTTAACCACGTTAGGTTCGCCGAATGCTCTTTCATTATAGGGAACTGCGGTACACTTATACCTAGTACCCTTTTCAGTTATATCAACATCGATACCTGTTAGCCCAAATACATAATAACGTTCAGTATTGTTAATTAATTCTGGTTCTGGAAAATCTTCTACATCTGGATAACCCCAAAATTCCATTTTAAGTAAAAAACTAGCCTGTAGATAACTCGGATAACCCGCAGCAACTGCCGAAATATGCAATGCTTCT